CACAATGTGGTCAAGTGCCCACCATTTTGGGATGGGACCTTTTGGTTCTATTTACAAATTGATTGCTACGCGCATAGATGCACGGCCAGGACTGTCCGACCTTAGAAGTCTTCCGACCCATAAGAGTTAAACAGAAATCTGATTTGCGGTATGTTAAAAGTCTCAGGAACAATTATGTCTCTTGAGGACTCATTAACAATTCTGTTTAGAGATTTGAATAATAAGATATTTATCTTAGTATTCTCTCTGACCGAATGATGAAGATTGTGAATAATTTTTTGTTCACAAATTTTCTTATCCGTAACCAGTAATAGGTCAAAAGCGAGGTTAACAACTTCGCGATTTACCTCTCTAAACCCTGTCTCTGTGGACCGGACCCAGAAGGGTTGCATTCTTGGAAAGATTCCCAAGGATGCACTCAGTTCCTCACGGGATTCTGTAAACAATCTCTTATAAAAGAGAAACGTTTTCAGTTCTGTCAAATCTAACTTCTGCTCGGCAGCTAGTGAGAAATCACCTAAGCCCTGCATGAGTTGGATATTGAATAAGTTCGAATACTTATCATTATCCTCCTCTGTTAGCCTCTCAGCAATGTTTCCGTCTTTTAGACGTAATCTATTGTTGCAGACTAACAGGGCTTCCATTACAATTCTACCGAATTGTTCTTCGGAAGGTGGATTCAGACTGTAAGAGAAATTTTCCTCTCTTTGATTGGAAAATCTGTCAAACACATCTATTAGATAGAATAGTTTGATCCTCTCTGCCTCTTTTAGTTCCAAGTTTTGGACTAGACTGGCAAGGAAGGACTTTCGGTCGACTTCCATCCTCTCGGATACATGCTTAAGTAACATGTATATTAAGAAAGGTTGTCGTCTAGTTTTATTGACCAACTTTGCTGATATAGGAGAGATATCTCTCTTATTCCAGAGTTGTCTTGAAACATACTCGACAAAATGGCCTCCCGGAGTCAACATCTTTGATTTAGATGTATTGACCGGAACACCGATAGAGTTGTAGAAAGAACTGAAGACATTGTCTTTATCTTCTATAACCAGGTCATCCCCTACCTTTTGGTAGGGCACTACTCTATGGTAGTGCTTCATTGACATAAACTGTAACCAGTAATGATCTGTTACAGATGCAATGATGAAAGACCCTCGTGTTCCCATACCCTGTCCCTTACCGTACTTTACGGTATGTGATGAGGTTCCTACTTGCCAACTGCAATCTGCTGCCAGGCATCGCCATGCGTATGCCAATGGTTTACCGTATCTTACTTTAAGATACAGATACTGCAGACGTGAAGGAAAGTTGTCGGTCCATGACGATGCGTCAATAGACCTCCAATTTGTATTACATACCTCTTTGACTTTATTGAAGCCAAGAGAGTGTGAATAATAACTGGAGAAGTCACTGAATTTATTATTCATGTGAACTTCCTCCACCTTCTCCAATTGCGAAAGCAGAGATTGAGTCCAGAAATCGCAGATTGCGATAACTCGAGACTTATTTCCTGCATCGGGAATAGCGGAT